CCGCTCCTCGCTCTAAAGTTAAAGCAAGGTTTGAAATGGCGAGCTTTGGAGGCGTATCGACTACCATTGATAAAAGAGAATCTTTAACGTTTTTCGCTACGGTTGGAATGATAATATCATCAAACACATTTTGAACCGTTAAAGCTTTTATAGAGTCGATTTCGCTTTTTATAAATATTGGCGTGTAAGTCGGATCTACAACTTGAATCGATTGATTAACCGCTTCAAGAAGTTTATTTTGTTGATCAATAAAGTCTTCTATAGTTTCCGAAATCCCGCCGGATAAAATCAATTCAATCAATTGATTCTTAGGAAGGGATAAAAGAAACTCCGGTGAAGTTTGATCAAGTGCTTCTTCTAGAAAACTTGTTAAGCGGCGCGCGGCTTTTTTATAGACCGTTCCGAACCGGTCCGCGGCTCGCTTTTCGGCTTTGATTTCTTTGATTCTAGCTTTTGTTATTTTCGCTAAAATTGGGGGTTGCTCTTTGGCTTGCCGTGTTAAATCTTCAATCGCTTTTTGATCGCCGTCAACCCCTTCGGCGAGTAATGAATGATGATGATCGGCAAGGCAAAGATACATAAATCAAAACTCTTTAGGCTAAGCAATCGGTGATCAAGTAGGCGAAGGAATCATCAATCTTAGTGAATGATTGAATTTCTTCACTATAAACGTAACGGCGAGTGCTATCATTTGAATCATAAGTATTAGCGGTAACACCTCGGAACTCAAAATCTAAAGCGGCAACCGGCATTGCTTTAACATTTCCGGACTTGCTTACGATAGCGTCACTTCCCTTCATAATTCCCATGAAGATTGTTTCGCTATTCCAAATGTAAGATTCACTTGAAGCTTGGCCGGCGTTTGCGGTTTCGCGGCGCGCGGCTCCTACGTATACATTAGGAATTCCAAGTACGGTTCTTAAAACTTCAATTACCGCTTGATCACTTAAAAGACGGTTTCCACTTGCGATTCCGGCGGTTGAGTCGCCTACATAGCCGCGCATTTCGGGATTTCGCGCCAACTCTCGGAAAACTTCGCGGCCTAAAATCAAAGTATCCGGATTGATTCCATGGCTTTGAGCAAATACCAAATCTTTTACGATATGAAGGTCACTTAAAGGTTCGGCGCCGGCCGCGTTAAATTGCGATCCTTTACCACCGGGGATTCCCGCCGCCGTTGAAGTGTTTGTGAAATTATTGGTATCAAAAAGAAGATCCGCCGCGCGCTTCTCTTTAGCTAGTTTCATAGCTCTTCCGACTTTTCGCGCCATTCGTTCTTCTTCACTTCCGGGATATTGTGAATCAAAAATATCTTCCATAGCGATCGAATCCGAAGCGGAATAAATCTTAGCTTTATAAGTCAAGTTTGATCGATCGAAAGAGCCTAGCATTGCGCGGCTTGCACCCGGCGCGCGCTCCAAATCTAGAGAAGTAGCGCCCATAAAGTTACGGGTATTTTCGATTAAAAGAGTTCCGCTTCTTTCCGGAATATTGATCTTTTCAAAGATTTGATCCGCGATTAATTGGGAATCGCTAGGAATCGCCTCAATGGCGAGATTAGTTAAAATTTGATCGACGGGGTGTAAATTAGAATATTGTGAAGCCATTTAAAAAACTCCTTAAGCTTTAACGATTGAAGGCCCGGTGAATAAAACTTCGGCTTGATCATTATCCGCCGATCCGGTTGAATTAATGTTAGGAAGTACGCGCGCAATGACAAAGTCACCTTGTCCCGCGGTTTCAAGTTTTCCGGTATTGGAAGCGGTCAACAATGCCGCGCCGGAAACTGAAAAATCAGCAATTGCGGCAAGTTTAGCGCGGGAAACTCCATAAACTAGAACGTCCGTTGATTCACCGGCGGCCGCGCCGCGTTGCGCAATTCCTAGAATAGTTGAGTCACCGGCGTCCGCGTGGGCGCATTGTGCAATTTTTCCATTTGTGTCAAACTTGACTAGATCATATTCCGCGATTGTAGAAGCGGCGACATAGGATAATACAATATTTTGAACTTGCATAATTTACACTCCGAAAGCTTGGTTATATTCTTGAGAGTTATTGATTCGGAATTCCGAAAGGGCTTGATGATAAGATAAACCCTTCTCTTCTTGAATCTTGAGAATCTTTTGATTGATTGTTTCTTTATTGATTTCTTGACCGCTTGCACCGTGACCGATTTGTTCCATAGGAACGGCGGTATTTGATCCGCGCTCGCTAAACATATTCCAAAAAATAGAAGCGCCGTTTTTATGTTGATTGAAAGCTTCTTCGGCGGCCGGTTGTTCGGCCGGCGTGATTTTGCCTTCTCTTAATAAATTGGCGATCGCTTCGCGGCGTTCGATTGAAAGTTTATCATTTTCAAGCGCGGCAATTCGTTCTTTATATTTAACGGATTCTTCGCGAAGGCTTTGGATTTCGCTTAAGAGTTGAACGGTAGAGACTTCACTCATTTTATAATGCTCTTTCATTTTCTTCTTTTCGTCCTCATCATGTTCTTTCATTTTCTTTTCGTCATCATGTTCGGCTAATTTCTCTTTATCCTCATCATAATGCTCTTTCATTTCTTTCTTGTCATCATCTTCGGCAAGTTGAGAGTCTTCTTGATCTCTAATGATCTTAGACTCGTTTTCTTTAGCCATATCTTTGATTTTCGCTTCAAGGCTTTTGACCATTCCATCTTTAGCCATTAAAGCTTCAATCAAATCTTCTTGAGACATAGAAGTCAAATCGGTTTTATCCATTTGTACATTCTCCTTAAGGGTGATTCGATCAATCTTGTTTGATTGTTGAGCCGGCCGCGGTGTCAAGGTGACCGCTAAAAGTTGCGCGTCTCCTATCTTTTCGCCGCCGTCACGGGTAAAAATTTCGCCGTGTAAATATTCCGGACTTGACCATAAAACGCCGCCGGCGTCTTTAACGACTTGTAAACCGCGTTCATTATACGCGGGAATTGCATATAAACCGCTTTCTCTTAATTCAAGATCCACGATTAAACCAAGCGCGTTCCCGCTTTCCGGTGGCGCGACTTGACCATTTTGAAAAGGGCTTGTAGCGTGCTGCCAATCGATAATTACCGGATCGGCTTCTTTCCGCTCTTTAAATACCCTTACGATTTCTTTTAAAAGATCTTCATCAATCTCTTTTCCGATTTGATCGCCATTCATTCTTGAAGACACTTGACCCAAGGAAAGAGTTTTAAAAGGTTTACCGATTGTTAAGCCTTCCGGAACTTCATAAGTCGGATTGACTTCGCCTAATAAATTGGCTTCGGCATATGCTCTTAAAGATGATGTTTTTTGATCCGCTTTATTCATTTGATTAACTACCTTTCTTGACCAAGTAAAGCCGGCGTCACCGCCCCATCCGTTCCAAGCTTGCCACCCCTTCCCTTTATCCTTCCAAGTAGAGCCGCTCTTATCTACCTCATGTCTAGTAAAATAAGCTAGCATTCTCCGAACGGTTTCCGGACTTAATTCTTTTCCGTTCTTTAGATCACGCGCGCGCGCTATTCCGACCGCGGTCATTCCTCTTTGACTTTCCGGTTTAGTTGATCGAACTTCTAAAGCACGTTTGGCGGCTTCTTGTGCACCTTTCGGCGGCTTAAAATCGATATGGCTATATTTATCCGGAATCGCTAGAAGTTCCGCTTTCTTTTCGGATTCGGATCTTTGAGGGTGACCCTTAGGTAAAAGGTCAAGGTCGGTAGTGTATGATTTTTTCCTTTGGCCGGTTCCTACTAACTTAAGGAACGCTTTAACACGCGCTAAAGCCCATTGAGTCCGACTTGTGACTTGAGGTCTATGTGAAGCCGAAAAAGCACCGGCGCCGCGTCTAAAGACGGCTTTAAGCGTACCTAGATCAACTTTCTTAGATTCGGCCGTATATTTATCATTATGTTCATCACGGTATTTTTCTAGAGTCTTCACCGCGGATTCACTAATTTTAATTCCGCCGCGCGCGCCGCTCGCCGATCCGGCCGGATTCTTTTTAGAACCTTTAATTCGATCCTTTGGCGGCGCCGGCGTTTGCGCTTGGGTTCGCTTCTTTTTGACTCGGATTTTTTTAACCATTTTCGCGGCCTTTTCGATTTGCTAGGATTTCGGCGAAACTTGCCGCTTTACTTTTCATAGATCTTTCAAGCGGTGATCTTTCCGCCAATTCCGGAAGCTCGCCGGCGCCTAATCTTTGGCGGATTGCTCTTTCTAAATCATCATCCGCCGTTAATAATCCGGATTGAACTAAATTGGGAAGCATTCCCAAGGAATCCGCTAAATCATCCGTATCAAGTCCCGTATGAGTTAGACGAGGAAGTTTACTTGGATCAATCGCTCCATAGTTCCAACGAATCAAGCGTCCAATCGTTCCTCCTCCTCTTCGATCAACTCCCGAGACTTGCGCGGCTACGATATCACATAGATTGATTGCAGCTCTTCGAAAGACAGAGAGATGGACTTCTCCAACCGATCGCGATCCTGTATCGCTTATCCCAAGATTAGCGAATTGAGCGAGGAAGGCTTGAGAGATTTGATTGTCGCATTCTTTGATTATGTCGAGTGGACCTTGACTGTATAGATTTGGAGTGATCGCGTATGAATCGAATTGAATTACAGGAGACTCGACGAGATAGGACAACTCAGTTGAGAGGAAGGCTTCCGCTTGATCCGCGGCTTCCTCAATCATCACGTTGAGATCTGCGTCGGTTAATCCTTGCATCTCCGCCTGAGAGCGATCGACTTTGACCTTTGGAGTTGGAAGTGCCCAACGTTCCAAACCAACACACATTAAGTTACTGACTCTTTGCTTAGTTCTCCACCACCACCAAACAGGACGAAGCATTCCGATTCCTTCGAAGTTTGATCCCGTCCGATTCAATGTAAGAAGGAGAAGTTTATTCGCAGGAATTGGCTCGGGAGTATATGTATATCCAACTACATTTTGGAGGACTCCATCCAGATGCTGTCCATCTCGACTCAACCAACGATTATGAGCGGACGGCTCCCGATCTGCGTAATAGTCCAACCATACTCGGACCTTCCCATTCGCATCGGGTCCTACTCTATAGATCTCCTCTGCATATCGATAGCCTACAGGAACGAACTCCCATAAATAAGTGAGCTGCTCTTCCCATGATGTGGACATCTGTCCCGCGTATCCATCGAATCCATAAGCTTCATTCGCAAAGCGTGCAAGCTCTTCCGAGGTCTCATCTCCTTCGACTCCAGGAACGAATCTCCAAGTCGCAGAGAGAAGAGTCTGTCTCAACATATGCCACGATCGACGAACGACAGGATCAGTCGCAAGCATATCCTCCGCTTCTTGGACCCAATTAAGTCCAGTCAGTTTTGGATTGCGTTCCTTGCCTGTGATCTTCCCTCCCGAGATTTGAGTCCCACTTATACCGCGGGTTCTAAATCTTGGATACATCG